CTTCAACCCCTAATTCTTCCATACGTTGTTTAAACTCATAATCTGCTTTCTTCAACTTCAACAAATCACTAGGTGTTGCTGAAACTAAAGCCTTCTCCAACTGAGCTTGCTGTTTTTCAACCTTAACATCTGGTTCAATTCCTAAAGCTGATAAACCAGCCTGAACTGCCAATCCAGCAACAGGCGTTCCAAAAGCTGAAGCTATTAATGGAGCTACCGTAGATAATGTATCTTTCCAATTAAATGACATTTTTTTTTTAAGTCTCCTCTAAATTACAACCGCATCTAACTCGGCTTGAGTTGTACATGCGTTGATCGCGGTTTTTGTTTTCTGATATTTATTCCAGTTTGTTTGGTTGCGGGTCTCTATAGCAAGATAAAGCGATTTAATATCAGCGGCTTTGAAGACGTGTAATGTATTATCTAACGCTTTCCACTGGAAGGACTTAGGTACTACCCAACCAGCTGCAATCGCATTAACTTTGGCAGCTAGTGCATCCATTGAGGCTTGGTCTGCTTGGTACTGAATACGCTTGTATGTGACTGGAGCAGCGTTAGCAGCTTGGTGAGAATCGTAAGCTAGAATGAGTTTATTATCCTTAGCCGCCTGTAAAACCAAAGCATTGTCTGTAGTCACCATATTCGTGGTGGGGTCAAACGTATCGAAGGTCGGGTCAAATGTGTCAGGAATCTTCACAAAGTTCGGGTCTTTCATCTTATCTTGACACAACTTATGTTGAACTTGGTCCGCATCAAAATGATAAACTTCTTTAGTTGTTTTGTTAAAAAATTTCATAGTTCGCTCTCTATTTGTTAAGCATCAATCGTACGATGTGATTACAGGTCCTGTAATCGCACCAGTTGAAATATTAGTGGATAACATGAAGTACGTGTTTGGAGGTACATAGCTATTCAAATTACCGTAAGTACTCCATGCGCCGTTGTTGTATGCTACAATATTAACAACAGTCGTGTAAATTGTGGTGGTGGGGTCTTGTGTCTTTAAGTATATGTGTTTATAACCACCACCTATAGCAGACACCGCTGTGGCTGACACTGTGGAGCCAAACTTACCCGACAAGTATATTACTCCTAAAGTAAAAGGAAATGTTGTTATTGTTGTGATGTTAGTGCCAGCAGATGAAGCTAAAGTGTAAGCTGCGTCCGCCCTCGCTTGTGCTGTAGCATCAACCCTCGTAAAGCCATTAGGGACATTATTAACCATGTGAAAGTTGTACACAAGGTTAGCGGTAGGAGTCAAAGGGTACGCCATTATACTGTAGTACCTATTAGCTGCTGTGTCGCTGGAGTGCCGCTTATAGTCTATGTACCACCAACCAGCTGGGAGCCCTAGTTGAGCCACAGTCAAGCTTACTTCATACAAACCACTAGGGTAAGTTACACTCATAGCACCTAAAGCCGTATCCACAGGCAACGTGCTTGCAGTCCCATTATTTGCCGCTAGTCCGTGTTGTGGGAAGCTAACACCACCACCAACGGATACGTTCTCTTTCCCGTTCAAAGCCGCTTGTTGGGCTGTAGATACTGGTTTATTTACGTCACTTGTGTTGTTTACATTGCCTAACCCCACTTGAGCTGCTGTAGGCATCTGAACCAAGCTCCCAGCAGCATCTAGTGTTGCTAGACCGTTAGCCACCCCTCTATCCGCAGAGGTTTGTATCTTAATCCACTGACCCCATACGCCACTTGAAATGGCTCTCTCATAAACTAGATTTGCTGTGTTTCCACTTCCGAACGTGGTTGCCTTAACTGTAGCCCACCGATTAGTGGTCGTCCAGCTTGCGTGTTTAACAAGCTCAATATATAACCAGCCGATAGCAGGGGCATTCGTTAAGTTGAATCCATCATATATGCCCGATGGTCGGTCTATGTCTATACTGTTTAAGTCATACCCAGTACCTAAAGAGATACATTTCCCGTTTCTAGCGTTGACTCCTTGTACTGGATTGCCAAAATTGTCTAAAGTAGCTACCCCGTTTGGGATACCTTTGTCTGAGGTTTTAACATCTTCGACCCACACAGCTGCAAAAGGGGTCGCGTTCGTACAAGTGAAAACAGTATTTGTAGTTGTGTTAATCCACAACGAACCAACGGAATATCCAGCGTTTGAACCGCTAGTAGCTGTTGGATTGACGTTAGTTATATTGTTTTGGTGGTGAAACGTTGTGTTCGCCTCATGTGCAGAGACAACTGAATTGACATCTGTTAACGAAGGGACAACCCTCGCTGTTTTTTCAAACAAACCTTGTGTATTTTTTGTAAACAACTCACCGGATTTTTTCTCAAATACAGTTCCAACTGCAGAAGATGTAAAATCTGCAACACCAGTTAACGCAACACCAGTAGCTTTAAACGTGTAATTTTGGTAAAAACTCATTTATGTTAACCTCTTGGCTATTTATATTATTTGTACAAATCGTGTTGCTAAAAGCATATTTTTTTTAACAATAATCCGTACCAGTTATTGAACACGTAACGTAGGATTAACAGACGATGAATTGTTCGCTAGTTCTATGTTGAAATAATTGTACTTTATTTGCACAGGCAATAAGAACTCAGTCTCATCGCTTGTTGAGTTTAGATCTATATCGCCTATACTTTCAACACGACAAGTGTTGAATACGATTTTAAACAAGGGGTATCCTTTAGAATCATTCACCTGAACCCAAAAATCAAACTCAATGCTAGCAAACGACCCGCTTAATGGGTTGACTGTGTTGAAAATCTTATTAGTGAACTCGTGGTATATTTGAAAATTCTCATCAACCAATAACTCGAATGACAAATCGTTGAAAGTGATAGTATCGCCTGTCAAATTCAGCTGTGTTCCACTCCTACCAGAAATCCGAGGGTGAGAAAAAGACATCCCTGGTATATTAACTGACTGTAAATACATCTCCGTAAGTTGCAACGCTTCGCTACCAGCGCTGAAATTAGTCTTCTGAGCGAAATTATTAACATTCATGTTTTTAAGTAAACCATTTTGTTATTTATACATCTACTACAAAAACAGTCAGTTAATTTCAGATAACATGTACCGTTGACGATATTTTGAAATTATATGTGCTTTCATTAATAACTTTTAAATGATACGTTTGCGCAACGAAGTGTTTTTAATTTTAGCGTGGCGTTTTTTCAATTCATCTGAGCTAACTCTAGCGTAGTATTGTTACGCTGAACTTTTTAACTTTGCCAAATATTCAACGTTCGTGGCTTTATAACGAGAACTACACAAGTTAGAACAAAATTGTCGGTTGCGGTCATTTAACGGCAACTTAACGTTGCACCGTTTGCACGCAGAATTAGACAAAAACATCAACAAATTGTGTTTTGTGATTTCAAAATCTAATTCCAAACCTAGTTGTTTTACGGTTTTAACCAAATTGACTTTACGTTTGATACAAAACATCAACGTATTTTTAACGTTTTTCGTGGTGTTCCAGTACCAATTCAGCAACAACCTCGTGTAGAACCTATCGCAGTATGCTTTGTTCCTATGTTTGTCGTAGTTGAACCCTTTTAACTCATACTTCAACAAACGTCTGTTTAACCCTCGGTACCTTGGTTTGGTTTCGTAAGTGGTGAGCTGTTTTAAAAGTTTAGACTGCGCTAGACCAGTTTGTTCAACATCCCCTAACGTGAACACGATATTACCACAGTCGTGTATTTTTCTAAACCCATGGTTGTACATGTTTTCCGTCAATGTTAACGTTTCTGTGTAGTTTTCTAACAACTTTGCGTCAATGCAGTCAGCTGTGAATAACTCGTTAACTCCAGGTTTGAAAAAGTACGAATTTGGCTTTGTGTACGCTTTCTTAAATCCATCTACGTTGAAAATCCCCATGTTTCTGTTAAACACAAACGTTAATGAAATAAATTTGTATTTTTTACAAAACTCCAACTGTAACGTTTCAAAAGCACCTACTACGGTTGCGTTTTTCCAATCACAATATTGGATGCTGAAATGTCCCCCATCTTTGAAAAATGAGCAAACTGACACTAATTCTCCACGAAACGTCAAACCATAACTAACAACTGGCTTCAGACCGCTGAACTGCTCGTTGTTCAAATTGTTACTCGCGAAAAACTCAAACGCTGTATTATCACACACTTGTGTCGTTGTGCATTCTTGAGAATGTACAACTCTTTGTTTACCTAAATACTTAGATATGATAGATTTCCAAATAGCCTGTTTCCGCAAATCACTCCATTCATGCTCAAACACGTGTATTAATGTTTTACCGAGCTTTTCCACCTGTGAAGTTTTGTCTAAATGGTAGTTGGCTTTTTCTGAGCGGTCGTTATAATATGGCAGTCTGGAATCTCCAGAACTGTGTGGCAACAACCCGTTGTATTCTATACACAAACCACTCCCTGGGTGAAATATGTCTATTTCTTTCGGATGAATCAACACCCTGTCGTTTTGTTTCACAGTACCACGTGGATCAATTTCTCGAATATATTCACAAACTTCATTCTGTGTTTTGTGCTTGTTGAACGGGGTACACGTACGGCAAACACTGTGCGAAATAGCAGTGGATCTCAACATATTCCACCTACTTTGACACTTCTTACAACTCACTGGCAACTCTTTATGTGAGTAGAAATACTCAGCGTCAAATTCAAACAACAAATCTGGGAAACGTCCGAATAAATTATGATAAGCTGTGTGTTTAGCCTTCTTGCAATTTTCAGAACAATATACTAAATATCCACCCTTCCAGTCGTTGAACTTAACATCTGAATTGCAACTTGGGTTTTTACACTTAGGTCTCTCAGTTATCCCGTTGCGTATCCTATGTGTAACTTCGTAAATGTCCTCGTCTTTGAACTTAACACGCTGTACTTCGTCACGTATGTTCTCAGAAGATACGAAATATTCCCACGTTTGTCCTGGTTTTTTACGTTCAACTACAGACTTCAAACGATTCATCAAATCATTCATACGCAAAAACACTCAGATTTACCGTTAAACTCAACACCTTTTGGGAATTTGAATTTCTTCAACTTAGTGTTTTTTATAAAATCACGTTCAAACTTAGCACATTCTAGATTAGTCATAACTTTCAACTCCATCACTTCGTAGACGAAATCTCGATATTTAGCGTTGCTGTAACGTTCTTTCAACCCTTTCGAAGTAATTCCAACTTTGATAAATTCAAACCCGCTCACGTGCTGGAACTTCAACTTGTAAAACAACCCTAACTCTTGCCCTAATTTTTCATTATCCGTGTACTTCTTAACCATGTCGAAGTGTTTTATCTTATCAGAACACTTCCTACAGATACTTACAAAATGACCGCTTGGAGTTTGTTCAAACACCCCATGTTCAGGACATATAATTTTAACTTTAACGCTAGTGTTTACAAATTCAACTAATGAATAATCATACTTACTGCCGTGAACTTCCTTGAACCGTTTAATAACATCATCTTGTGTCAACCGTGCATTTGGTCTACACTTAGCACAACCAACCCCACTAATGTGACTACATGGCTTTTGTTCAAACACCCCATGTTCTGGACAGATAATTTTAACACGTTTTTGAGATTTAACATACTCAACTAATGAATAATCGTATTTAAAACCGTGAACTTCTACGAATTTTCTGATAACATCATCTTGTGTTTTAGTCCGTCTAAGTATGTTCTCTGCTAAGTTGCAAGCAGAGCACTTACTGCCACGTATATGAATATTGGGTTTCTGTTCGAAAATTCCATGCTCTGGGCAGATAATTTTAACGCTAATTCCAGAATTGACATAATCAACTAAAGAATAATCGTATTTAAAATTGTGTATTTTCGAAGATTCCTTTAAAAACCGTTCACGTGCCGTTTTGACAAATTCCCTTTTTCGTTTTTCTTTTTTACACTCAACACACCCACCACCGTTCACGTGATAAACAGGGGTTTGTTCAAACACCCCGTGTTCTGGACATATAATTTTAACCTTAGTTTTACAACCAACGTAGTCAACTAAAGAATAATCGTACATAACGCCGTGCAATTTTCGACTTTTTTTCAAAAACGCAAATTTGTGTTTATAATCTTCGGTCACAACTCGTTACCTTTAGAATCGTACACTTTCAATACAAAACTAAACCCAGCATCTTGGACGCTTTTGAACTTCAACCCATTAACGGTTTCATTCAACTTAACTGTGTAACTAGATTTAACCTCGTAAACGGTCCCTGTTGAAACTACAAAAGCATCTGGAAAATACCTGTGAGATTTGCTGTCACTAGTCAAGTACCAAAATTCAGGCATATCAACACGAGCTGTTTTAATATCACATTCGTCGTAACTTTTCAACAACCAATCCAATAAGAAATTCTCATACCCTTGAATTTTCCGAACCTCTCCACTAGGCATCACGTATTCTTTCCATTTGTACCCGTTTGAACCGTTCTCAGTCTGTGAAAAGTTGCTAACGCCGTAACGGGCTAAATTTGTTATTTTTGTTTTTTCCTTCTGTTCTTCCAACATAAAGGTACATTCAACACCATACCGTTCTAAATTTGTCTTTTTAGCCAGTTCGCGGTTGTTGTAATGTTCATCGCCGTAACGTTCGCGTTTGGTTTTTCTAGATAATTCACGATTTGTGTAATATTCGGTTCCATAACGTTCCAAACATGTATTTTTGCGTTGTTCTGTGTTGTTATATTTCTCATCTCCATACCGTTCTAACTTTGTCAGTTTAGCTAAACGACTGTTTGTGTAATTCTCATCCCCATAACGTTCTAACTTGGTTTTTTTTCTCTTGTTTTTAACAGCGTCGCACCTAGCCGGGGACTCTTCACCATATAACTGCAAGCTTCTAACCTTCATAGATTCTTTAACCACTGGGTTTAACAACGGACTCTTGTAACCAGTTCTTTTAAAATATGTTTCTACACGTTTTGACGTTGTAAACTTAGATGTGCATTTTTTAGAACAATATATTCTATATTCGTTGTTGTACATTCCCAAATCGTTACCACATTTACACTTAGGTGTTATCAAAACATCGTTTAAAATGTTATATACAGTCATCTGAATAGGTTCATCTTCTTTCAACTTATAAGAATCTACGATTTTACTTATTCCACGCTCTTTCAAAAAAGATTTCCACCACCGAGTTGGTTCACGTTCACGTAAAATCGTTTTTAGCTCTTCTTTAGTCAACAAACGTGGTTCAACTTCTTTACGTTTAATATTCTTACCAGGGTGTTTTTTCTTTTGTTGCGGTTTACCTTTCATAAATGCATTGGCACAAGCTTTAGAACAAAACATCCTGTAGCGGTTGTGATAAAAACCCAAATCATTACCACATTTACACTTAGGTGTTATTAAAACATCGTTTAAAATGTTATATACAGTCATCTGAATAGGTTCATCTTCTTTCAACTTATAAGAATCTACGATTTTACTTATTCCACGCTCTTTCAAAAAAGATTTCCAATGCGTTGTTGGTGTGCGTTCTGACAAAACATCTTTCAATTTAGACATGTCCATAAATTATATTATAACACATCGGAAGTTAATTGTAAACAAAAAAAAAAACGCCCAAAAATTGGACGTCTTTTTTAAGATTTTGCGTAAGTTTGGAGATTTTTTTTCTTAACTTTAAAAAAATACACCGGTGTGCCGAAACACACCAGTGATTTTAATATTATGCTAAGATTATGCTAGCACCGTATTCAAGAAGTTTACACCGAAAGAACGCGCGTAGGTTGAAGCTCTGTCGTTAGAAACAGGGCTTGAAACACCGGGAATGGTGTCCAACGCGTATCTTGTTTTTGCAATTACTGCTGGTTGTCCTGAATCTACGTTAGTTACTTTTGTGAAAGACATTGGAACATATGGTGCAAAGAATCCCATAGCATCACGACGATCTTGACCTTTATACATGACTGTGCAATAATCCGCAGCAGCGTATTGGTCAACAATCACGCGATATCTTCCGTCATACACACCTGCAATACCACCAGAAGCAGGAGATTTAACTTCACCATCAACAGTTGCAGTTTTGAAAGTACCAACTTGTTCCAACATAGTTGCAACTTTAGGTGAAACAATCAAAGTGTTGCCTTGACCACGTTTAGTAGCTACGCCAATCAAAGCAGCTTCTTTAGCAATTCGAATAGCTTGAGCACGGTAACGTTCAATTTCCCAACGACCGTCAGTTCCAACAGCAGCACTAAACACTGTGTCTGGAAGTTGTGTAGCGTTGGTGTTAACGAAGTTTACAACTTCACGATCGATTTCAGCTTGCATTTCGTAAGACATCAAAGACATGATTTCTTCATCAGCTAAAAGACCATGTTGAGCTTTCAAATCTTGATACATTTCAACAGTGTACTGACCTTTCAAAGCACGAGAAACCGCAGTTACGTTTTTACGAGCGATTGAGAAACCAATTTCGTTCATATCAGTTCCAAGCACTTCAGCTTGAGCTGTTGCGTAAGAACCAGTGTAACCAGGCAAGATAGAACCAAAAGCAGCTTCATTAGTGTAAGTTGCAACAACAGCTAGTGTTTCAACAACTGCTGCACCACCAGGACCAGCGATTACAGAAGCAACGTCAGTTACAGCAAAAACGCCAGAAGTTACGTTAATCAACGCTTTACCAGCTACGTTGTCAACATAAGCAACTGTACCAATAGCACCTGAAACATTACCTGTAATTGTACTACCAACCAACAAACCGCCAACAATTGGAGCAGAAGTTGTGAAGTCGATAACAATAGCTGCACCATTTGGAGTGGTAGGATTCAAAGCTGTACCAGTGTATTGGTTAACCAACGCGTAGATGAAGCCAGTTGGCATTGACATAGGTTGAACACCTAGCAATTCATTCGCGATTAAATTAGGATAAACACGACGTACCATTGGCATCAAAATAGGTGTAAATTGAGCAACGTCGCCAGTCAAAGTACCTTCGTTTACCAAACGAGTGTGTTCTTGACTTGTATTTTCCAACAACATCTTCATAGAAGCTGTGTCTGCAGCTGACAATGAAGGATATTTACTACTTTCCAACAAAGATTGGATATTTTTCATCAAATTCTCCTAGAATTTTATTTTTTTTTTTTATAGCAAGTGTGAATAAATTAATCCACTACTTGTGTTTTCGTTAATAGATGTTACATTTGACGTTCTCGAAGCGGGAACGGATTCAACGTTTTTGGCACCAACTACAGATTCACGAATCTTTTCTAGTTTCTTCAAGTAGTCACCAGATTTGCTAAATTCAACCAATTCAGCTAGAGATTCGAATTTATCTGCTTCTACCAAAGATAATCCTTCCTTCACTTCTGAAATAACGCCCATTTTAATCAACTTATCGTTTTGTTCAGCCAGTTCGATGTTTTCGTTAACTAACCGGTCGTATTTTCTTTTAGATTCTTCCAAAGCCTCGTCACCAGTAACTTCACGGCTTTCAACAATGTCAGCAATCTTAACTCCACCAGCTACAATCATAGAATCAAAAGCTTCAATTAACATATCTGCGTGGCTAGACTTGACGCTTTCAGCTAAAGTTTCTTTAGTTTCGCTGACGAATTCTTCAACAACACGGTCCATGTAACCACTCACAGACTCAGCTAGTTTTTCACGTTGTAGTTCAGCGAACTCTTCAGCTTTTTCGTTTAAAAACTCAATATATTCTTCAGCTTTTTCGTTGAGCTTTTCGATTTTATCTTCAACTAGCGTTTCGCTAAGTTCTTTAGCTTTAATTTCAGCGAACTCTTCAGCTTTTTCGTTGAGCTTTTCGATTTTATCTTCAACTAGCGTTTCGCTAAGTTCTTTAGCTTTAATTTCAGCGAACTCTTCAGCTTTTTCGTTTAAAAACTCAATACGTTCTTCAATTTTATCTTCAACTAGCGTTTCGCTAAGTTCTTTAGCTTTAATTTCAGCGAACTCTTCAGCTTTTTCGTTTAAAAACTCAATACGTTCTTCAATTTTAGCTTGGTATTCTTCGTCTAATTTTTCAATGTACTCATTTGATTTTTCATTCAACTTTTCTAATTCTTCTTCTAAACGCATATCGACAAATTCATCAGATTTACGTTCTACGGATTCATTAAACTGTTGTTTCAACTTGAGTTTCAAATCAGTTGTGAAAATTTTATCATCTAGGGATTCAAAAATTTTATCTAAACCATCCATGTTTTCTCCTTGTTATATTTTTGTGTACGTTTGTTCATGTGTTCATGTTAACTTTTGTTTTATTTATATTTTTACGAAAATATATTAAAAAAAAATTAAGCGTTCAGAATTCGCGTAAAATACGTTCGAATTTTTCCGAAACCGCTGTATTTAGTGCAGTTTTGTCAAATTTGTTTTTAGATTCTTTTAACGTTTGAGTTATGTTACCGTATTCATCTATGTAGAATGGCAAATCTTCAATGACGCCTTCGTTTAGTTGGTAACTTTCAACAAGACCATTCATAGTTGCGTTATAGTCAGATGGTGCAGCTACTATGTCGTAGGTGATCAGTTTGAAATTTTCAACAACCCCGTCTTTAACAGAACCTACACCTCTGGACGACACTGACATCTTAACGCCGTTGTCGATTAGAGTTTTGAGCTGGTTGGCTTTAGGGTTGTCTAAAAGAACAGCTTCTCCGACTACAAACCGGTCTTTAATCTTCAACTCGGTGATCTTAGCAACAGCTTCCATAGGTTCAACTTTAGATCTAGCCGGATGTTCATACTCCATAAGCGTGTTGATAGAACCAGACGTGAAATTCTCTTGGTATTTTTGAATTTCAGTTTCCCAAATGTTCCTAGGGTACATACGACCGTTTCGGTTCTTCTCACCAATCGTGCTGAATGTGCCTCTTATTTTATACTTCTTCTCAGTCTTACCAGTAGATTCATTTATAGTTTCTTGAACTGAAAACTCAGGAGAACTGTCGTTGTCAAAAATTAAATTTAACATTTTATTCCTCTGGAGATACAATATCTGCGAACTTTGCTTTCATACTAGCGATGTTTTCCATGTCGTTTGCGTACTTACGAACGACCGGGTCTGAACTCAATCTAGTTAACAGTTCTTTCTTCACAATTTCCGAAAACTCACTATATTCACCTCGTTCTGCGTTCTTAATAATTTGTGTATCCATGTTATTACTCTCCGTTGTGTATTTATAAAAATTTATTCTTTTGTACGTTTATTTACGCGTAGCACGTTTTTTAGCTGTTGCTATTATTTGTTCAGCTGAATATCTCCCGTTGGTGAAAGTTTCTGTTTTCAACCGAGCTACTTCTAACAACCTCTCTGGAGGAATTACAACCC